ATCGTCAAAGTCGTCAAAGTCGTTTCTCCTGGCTATAGGTACATAAGAAAATCCCCGTCTCTACAACTGTAGAGCGGGGCGGGATGAATTGTTAAACCTGTAATGGGCAGGTGATCTAGGTTTTACGTCGGCACTGGCGGGTTATGATTTTGCAGTAGTTCACGCTACCGCTTTCGCCCTAACACTGTCACGCTATAGCTGACCGGATAGCTCACGGTCACGACTACGTGCCTACGACTTTGAACGGTCGGGCCTATGTTACCCTTAACAATCAGTTGCCGGTGATTGTGTTGTTCGCTGTCGATACTAAAGACTACCATACGAAAGTACAGTTGTCAAGTAGAAAATTAAATTTTACTGGTGAATGCGTCGATCTCGCTCAGTTCTTCAGGAGTTGTATCGTTGCGGAGTACGCGGAACCCGACCGTGAACATTTTCGAGTCCTCTCCCTGCATCTGTGCGACGGTCCCGATACTGTGCAGGGCATCGTCGATATCATCGTAAGGACCGAAGAACTCGCCATAAACGCTAATGATGTAAATGCCGTTCTGAACGGTAAAGTCCTTAGTACCCACCTCAGCCTTAGTCTCGGCAAGGTCGCTACAATCGGTACAGGGGTTAGCAGCGGCACACTCGTTACACTTGCCATCAAGCAACCAATAGCCGCAAGCCGGACAGTCGTCGCCAACCAGATAGTCGTCATAAGCGTTAGAGTTGACAGATACGGCACAATTGAGGCAGGCATTCCACTCGCCAGAATCGACAATTGGGGCTTGCCGGATATCGTTGCAACCGTCCATGAAATACACAATCGCAGACCAGCTACCCGTTGTGGTCACCACAGTGACCGTTGTGCGGCTGTAAAGGTCGGGGTAACCCTCGACCCTATCTAACACTTTGATGCCACTCAGCGGGACGCTGTATAGCTCACCGTGGATTGTGGTGCCGTGTTGGTTGTCTACTTTTTGCAGAGCAGGGTAAGCACCCAAGTCTCGCATAATAAAATCGTTGTTCGTCATTTTGGCAGATGACAAGAAGGTGCCACCGGCCCCGGCAGTCATAGAACTGTTGAGTCTACCGCCCCGTTGAAGTGTGCCATATACAAATACTAGTCGCTCGTTTTCGGTTGTCATATTGAATTGCTCCGTGGTTGTGTTGTTGTTCGTTCGATACCCAAGTATGCCATACGATCAGGGTGTTGTCAAGTAGAATCTCAAAAGAATATGGCCTGGCCGCACAATCGTTACAACCGGTAAAGTCATTCAAGTCGGCAAAGTCGTTAAAGTCGATACCAGGACCGCATGTATCGCGCACCCGCGAATCCCGTGATCACACGCGAGGCAGGCATCCGTAAGACGGGCGCGCATCCCGCAAATGTCACCACGAGCGCACGCGATAAGTGCGAGCTGCACGTGCGTTTCCACGCCCGTCAGCCCACACTCGCCTGCCATCCGATAGCACCGCATAAGACGGTTAGTGTTTCGGCAAATCATTTTGGCATCACTTCCGCTTTCCAGAACTTGCCGGGAATCCAGCCCACCATATAGGCGTAGCCCATGACCCCCGCGAGGCACAACGTGATAACGTCGAGTGCAATTATGTTACAGGTAAAGCACCCGAGTACGGTGCATCCAGCGATTGAGTTTAGTACGTCGTAATTCATTAGATTAATTCCTTAATGTCAGTGTCAGATTCGGTTAGTTTCAAAGCACCGGTGTCGAATCGTGCTTTGGTTTTAAGTCCAAGTATGTTTTCCTCTTTGAATGAACGCATACCGTCGTAAGTGTAATACATTCGGTTAGTCGTCCCCGGTCGGGTATCTCGACCCAAGTCAATGCCGGTGCGAGCCTTGCCGTTGTACTCGAACGTGTGGATGACTAGTATCGGCACCACCGTGGGTTCCGGTCCCAAGTCCTCCGTCCTGTAGCCCTCACTGGTTAGTGTAAAGTTCAACGGGCCAAACGTAAGTGTCACTGGCAGACTCGCTCCAGAAGAATTGTTCGTAGTAGTTGTCATAGTGGTTAACTCCCATATCGTTAAAATGATTGTGTAGTCGGGTGACCTGAGCCACCGTAAGGTCACGCAAAAACAGCTTGCGCGGACTTTCGAAAAATGTCTTGCAGTAGTCATCGGGCTTGGCTCCGAGGTCGCGGATACGGCGGCGGGCTGTGTCTAGCAGACCCTTGAGCAGCAACCGAGAGCGGTGCGAAGCGTGAAACGGTTCATCGCCTAGCCAGTGTGGTTGTACAATGCTGGCGGGGTCGTGTGACCCGATGCGTTCCATAGTCTTGTGATACGACTTGTGTGTGTCGGAGCCGCCACGAGCGACCCACTGTTCGAAAAGCGCGGTTTGATATGAACCAAGAGCAGGCAAGTAGTCTGCCCACATCCGCACTGCGGGGTGGTTCTGCCAAGCACCACCGTCGAGAATGCAGTTGGTGATCTGCTGAGTCTCTACGAGTTGCTTGGATAGTCGCACTTTGTCGAGGACTTTGCCGCACGTGGCAAAGTCGGGTGATGGTAAAAATGTTTGCATGATTGTCTCCTGTTGTTACTTAACTATACAACATGGATCAACAGTTGTCAAGTAAATAATCCTCAAATTCCCAGTGAATGTATTCTTCGTCGGCTTCGAAGCATTCGAATTCTTCCGCCACAACTGTATCCGCCGTAGCTTCCAGTACAGTTAGGACGGCATCTATTGCCTCGCCGTAGTGTGGGAATGGTAGGTCTACCCGTTCGCCATTCACGAGAATGACTGGGGGGTTGGAGTTGATAATGTCTAGCTTGTTTACGTTTCTCATATCTTTGCCTCTGTATCTAGGTTAGTTAATAGTTTATGGTCAATCTCGAATTCGCCGTTTACCACCATAACCCGGTAATCAACGTTGTATTCTAAAGTCGGGTGGCTGCTGTGCATGGAATCCCACCAGTGTGCAACCCTACGTGCCTCGCGTCTATCGCATCCCGCAACCTCCCAACGCTCGGGCAGGTCGTCACTGTACCTACGACGGCGGGTAATGAACGGGTGGTTAGTGAAGTCATCAGACTCGGTTGTGCTATGCATCCGTGAGAATGAACCCCTACCGGAAACACGGTCGCCCTCTACGCATCCACAAGAGTACTCCTCACACTCATCGCAGTACCCCGGACCGGGATCGGCTACGACGAAATATTTGTAGAACTGGATTCTGGTTTGCGGTACGCCCAAGCCTTGAGTGATCTCGAATGTTCGGCACTTGGCCGATACGCTGGAAGCTAGTCGGTGGGCTATCTCTTTGTCAGTGGTGACCTCTACCACACGGCTACCACCCTCACAGCCTACGGTTACAACGTAACAGTAGGTGCAGTAGGAGTCAATGGTGTCGTTATCCCACTTCTGAATTGTAAAGCCGGTCTTGTTCTCGGCTACGTTTGCATGGCGTACACAGTTGGTGACCCAAGCAACCTGATCGTTTTGTTTAACAATGTAAAGTATCATAGTGTTCTCCGTGGTTGTGTTGTCGTTCGATACCCAAGTATGCACTACAGTCCTGGCTTTGTCAAGTAAAAAATCAAAAAAAAATCCCCCACCGTTTCCGGCAGGGGTTGCGGGGGTTAATATTGTTTGTTGACGAAGCCGATCTTCTCTTGCTTTCGCCGGACCTCGGCCCTCTCCTCTTCCATAATGTCGGTAGATTTGTCAAGGTCGATAAAGTCGTTACAACCCTTATCGTATGCCACGTAGTAGCTCTTGGCTATCCGAGACGATGGAAACCGCTGGCTATCGCTGTACCACCAATCGGCCCACACGTTGACCCGAAAGATCGGCAGCATCTTACCGGGGCCACTCCTGTACTCTCCGACGTGGGTATGGGTAACCAGCTTGCGACGTACCTTACGACCCATCTCGTTAGGGAACGTTAGCTCCCCGATAAAGTCGTCCAAGACACGGCTGTCTATTTGCAGTCCCGGCTTTTCTTTTACTTCTTTTACGGCGGTCTGTGCTGACTTCTTAATGCTTGCGTCACTACTCATTTTTAGATTCCTTATTCATTTGTATTTTAGACCATTTTAACATAGGACACTCTTCGTCCGGGTGAGCTAACTTGTTGAGTGGGGAGCGTCGCCCACTCACGGTACACTTGCATAGGGTGCAGTATTCTCTACATAGTCCCTTACGCTTGTGTTCGCAGTTGTCACACGTTTGCTTTCGCATGGCTATCATTACGGGTGGAATTAGTCCGCGTCCCGTAGCGTAGCGATACAAAGCTCTGATGAAACTTAACATGGCATGAGTACCCCCACTGACTCAAGTAATTCTGGCCCCTCTCGGGATACCTTGAACAGGACCGCATCAATTACAAAGTCCAGTGCAGTACCACTACACTTGGTGAACTTGGTATTCTTGCAACCCTTCTCTTTTAGTTCTGGCCCACCGTACCACGTGATACGGTCCAGCCCTGAGGCGTAACAGTTAGACCCGTACATACATTCTAGGTCTACGATGTCGCACCACTGCCCGTCAATGCCGAGCAACGTCTGGTGCATCCCCAGCGTCTTGAGAGCAACCGCACACTGACCCAGTGATGCGAACTCCCAACAGTCGAACAAACAACTTACCAACTCTGCATCAATATGCTTGTTCTTACGTCGGTATCGTGTTTTCCTACCCTGTGTTTTACCCTTGCGTTTTTTCATGCTACTAACTCCTCTGTGCTATTATAATTGTTGCGGATAATCTCGCGGGCCTTCCGGTACACCCCGCCAGCCAGCTCACTACGCAGTGGGTTGCGGTTGTGCCATCTGGCTAATGTAGTATAGCACAGGGGGACGATGTTGTCAAGTACATAATTTACACGACGTTCACAGACCGCCTCTCCGCTGGCAATGTCGTTCATGATTGAACGGATGCAGGCTCGGTAGGCGTTTTTCACTTCGGTTGACAGTGCGTTGGCGTCTGTGCCACCCTCATCCCTTACCCTATTGAACCGTCGCTCCAAAGAAATACAGTCGAAGTACAGAATAATCGGTGCGACGCTTTTTGCTAGGCCGTTCACAGTGTGTACCCAGTTGGGTGGAAGTCCACGTCGTACTGCCCCGGTTTCACCATCGGCACGAGTTGCGAACCTGTTTAGCATGAGTGAGTACCGAGTGATATAGTCGGTGTGACCGGCAAAAGCCGGATGGTCGTGACAATACGAAGCCATACCACTGCCCATGCTTGTGCTAACCCCGATACTGCGGGCTATTTCGTTTGATCGTTGAATATCGTTGCTAAAAATTGCTGGTCTCATTTTGTCATCCTTATAATTGAACCTACTGGAAATTTGTTGTTACGTCTCACCGTCGCCATAGTCGATACCTTGCCGTGTACAATGCGACCGGTTAGCTTAAAGTGCTTACCCTCTTGTACTAGGTACTCCTCAATGTAGTCCGCATCACAGCCATAAAAGTAACGGGTGAACTTGACCCACGTTCGTTTTTCGTGGTGTACGTCCATCTCTATGTTACCGTGACGGCAGGTGTATGCTGCGGGTTTTGTCTTTGCTTTCATTGTCTCGCTTTCGTTAGTCTCGTGTTGTCGTTCGATACCCAAGTATGCCATACGTCACTACAGTTGTCAAGTAGAATCTCAAAAATAATTCCAGGGGGCAAAGTCGGTGCAATCGTTACAACCCGCAAAGTCGATACAGTCGGCAAAGTCGTTAGTTCCAGGGAGTGCCAGGGAGCTACGCGCAAGTGTAGTAAAATCCAGAGTAAGACGGAGCCTCTCTGTCCAAATGGGTTCTAAGACGAAGCCTTACCGTCCATCTTTAAGACGGCGGGCCAGTCTAAAATCATGGTAGAACCTAACATCATCGTGACCTCTCCGGCGACTCATGTACTCCCACACTTCGTGTTCGCTGAACGGGCGGTACTCTCCTAAGACGGAGTAAGCGTTGTCAACTCCAACATCCAGTGCCTTACGCTGCGGCTCTAGGTCGTCTAGGTATTCCTCACGTTGCCCGTGTACGTGTCCGTACAGGTGGCCCGAGCCACGGTGACTGCCATCCCAGTAAGCAGCAGGGTAGTGGGACAGGTGCAGTTTTAGCTGCTGGTCCCTAAGAGGGTTCTGTATTGTAGCAGACCTCTGGTACTTGCACTCCCCGAACGCCGATGCCATGGCACCCGGTTGGTCGTGGTTGCCCAGTACGATTAGGATGTTCTTACACTCGATCCGCTTTCGGTAACCCTGCGGGTCTTTCTTGCAGAAGTCCCCTAAGATGTACAGTGTGTCGTCTCGGCCAACCACCCGGTTGATGTTGTCTATGACCATGCGGTCATGGTGGTCGGACTCGGTGATCACCTCTTGGATAGCGTGACTGGAAAGGTCCAAGCGCATCATCCCGGTCGCAAGCGCGATGTCCCCAAGGTGTGTATCTGCGGTAAAGTATTTCATCGAAGTCTTTCTAAGAAAAAAGCCTCCCCGTTAAGGGAGGCAACGAAGTTAGTTAAAGTGCTTACCCATGTCACCCATGCCGTGGCCCGGATCTATTCGACCGGCACCGCCCTTGCCTCGCCCACGTCGTGGGTTCATGGGGCTGTAGGTGTCGTGGTACTCAGGTGGGGCCTCGCCAAAGGTGTTACGCTTCAGCCTCTTCTTGCCACACTCTGGGCACTCTTTGACCACTTCGTCAAAGCGTGCTAGGATCTCGGATACTTTCTTACAAGCACCGCAAGTGTAGTTATACATCGGCATTGTCATCACCCCCGACGAATGGGATCATGTTGTTGCGGCCAATGATAGCCACACGCTCCAGTGATGTCACTCGCACTGGGTAGCCGTCCTGCTTGTTGCCAGCCAAGCGCGGCTCACCGTTAAGATCGTGGGTAATGCTAGTGACAGTGATTCGATTCAACCACATTTGAGAACCCCGACGCACCGGATAGATGCACAGGTCTCCAAGTAGAATCTCTCGATCAAAGAAGTCTTTGGCGGGTTTGTTTACAACGTCGCTCATCGCGCGTTCCTTTCTAAAAAGCCATGATGTAGCCGCCACTCGGGTGCGGCCAGAAATCGTTCTCGTCAGCAACACGCTGACAGTAGTCTGACGACAAGTCAGTAGTCACACAGTCCCAGTCGTTGGCGATGCACACCCTAAGAGTAGTGCCTGTCCCCATGAACGGGTCTACTACAGTTCCGCCCTTCGGCGTAGTCATAGTAAGACAGTCCTCGACTAGTCCTTCATGTAATTGTGTTGGGTGCCACGACCGTCGCTGCTTGCTGTTGCCAGTCACCCTCGCGTAATCTAAGAAGTCAGAGAACCATACGTCGCCCGGCACTTTGCCAGCAGGGTTTGCTCTCTTGTCTCCGTTCTTCATTCTCCAAGACTCCCGCCGGATAGCGTCAGGGAACAGTGGTGCATCGAGATGCCTGATCCTCACGATAGGTCGGAAGTTGTTACCGTGGTCGGTGTGCCGATGCTGCCCGAACGTAAAGCCCTGGACCATCCACCGTACCTCCACTGGGTAGACCAACATCAGCTTGGACAGCAGGTTACCCATGTGGGTCATCCACCGTGCGTTGAAGCTGACGTAGCTGGTCTTACAGTTTTGGATACCCCACTGCAACAGTTCGTTTAAGAAGTCCACGTACAGTTCGTTGTCCATGCCGTCCTCGTACTCGTCGTAACCCAGCCCGATGTTATCAGGCGGGTCCGCGAACATGGTGTCGAACCGCTCACCGTCTTTCATGAAGTCCGTGACAACGGTTTGTGCCACGGGTATCTCACGAAAGTCCTTGTTCATTATCCTGTAGGTGGGCACGTTAACTCCTTTATGTTGTCAAGCGCGGCCTCAGGGTTGTCCTTGTAGCACAAGAAGTGACCCTGCAACGCTGCCATGCTGACCTTCGTATCGCCCAGTTCTGCAACGAAGACACTCGGGTCTAAGTCGTAGAACCTCTCGTAGAGTGAGGCGACCTGCTCGGGTTGAGCGTTGTCGATCAGCAACTCTAAGTCGATTCGTCCGGGTCTTACCAAGGCGGCGTCTAAACGCTCTCGATGGTTAGTAGTCATAAATACTATCCTGCCCTCCGCAGCACTGACACCATCGAGTAGGTTCAGTAAGTTGGACAGCGAGATAGCCTGTTTGTTCTCCCGCTCGACGAAGGCACAGTCGATGTCCTCCAGCAGCAGGATTGAGTTCTCCTTCATGTCGCCCATGAGCGTGGACAGTTCGTCCTCACCAACCTGCCCTAAGTTTAAGACGTTGATGTTCAGGTTAAACTCACTCGCTATGGCGGTCACAATGGATGACTTGCCGTTGCCCGGAGGCCCGGTCAGTAGGTAGCCCCGCCGATACGGGATCATCATCCGGTTGTACCATTCCTTGTTGTCGATGAAACCATCAACATCGTCGGCCAGTGTTTGCCGAAGCTCACCACCCAGTATAACGCTGGACAGGTCACGCTTCCGCTTCTTGGTCCCACGGGTCCAGTACCCATGCTCGCCCACTTCGAATACCTTAATGAAGTCGTCGGCATCCTTCTTGACTGTCTTGCGACACTCATCGACGAAGGCCTCGACATGCTTGCGGTTACCGAACATGGCGATCACCCAACGCTCTCGGAACGCTCGGTGGGCATTGTCACCCGTACCCTCTCGGCGGGCACGTCTTAAGATCACAGGTCTGCCTTTGAACCACAACAGGTGTCGTCCTGGCGCGGGGCTGTATGCGGCAGTCCCCACTCTCCGGGCCTCTACTGTGATCCTCTTGGCCTTGGTCATGTACTGGTGTTGACTCAGCCACTCGCTCACCCACTTGAAGGTATCACTGCGGTCAGGGATATCCATCTCTGTGATGAACAGCAAGCGCATCCACTTGATGATCTTGAACGGCCAAGTCTTGACTTGGTTGAGGACGAAGGCCATAGCAGCCAGGACTGCACCACCAGCGATCAAATCATTCTTCGCTATCTGTTCCGTCAGGAACGTCGTTATCGTCTCCAACATCTTCGCCGCCAATCTCAATAGGTACTGATAGTTGTGGGGTGAACGGTTGCAGGGAGAAGTGGATCGTGGGGATCAACTCGCCCGGCTGGGTGTTGTCACCCGGTTCCATGAAAGTGATGTTACCAGTAAAGCTCGTACCACCCACAGCGTTCATAGCCTGCTCCATCTGTAGGAACACCTGTAAGACGCCGGGGCCGAAGTTGTTGTTAACTCGCAGGGCGGCTAACTGGTTGATCATCGACAACTGTTGTTCTTCACTCATCAATCTTCTCCAATTTAACACCAACGGGTAACCGCTTCTTCAAGCCTAGTTTACGTTTGATAAGACTGCGGGCCTCACTCCGTGTGTAAGCCTCAACACGCCCTGCCTTGTCGTCAAGACTCCAGAGCCAACTGGTCTTGGGCTTGTCTGTGTCGATACCTGCGGCCTTCTCTGCCCGCTTGCCAGCACGTGCTAGGTAGGCTAGTACCTCGTGAGCTTCGTACTTGCGTTCCTTCTGTACCATTCCGGCAAAGTTAGTACCGAACTGTTTCTTTGATCCTCGTGTTCTGCGTCCCATGTTATCTTCCCTTGTAAGTGTAAGTAGGTTTGGCACACTTCGCAAAGAAGTCGCCTTCTGATGATCCATCCGACAGCATCGACCGAGCCATCGCATCCAATTGTTTGCAACGTTGTAAGCTAACGTCTTTCGACAACTCAGTAAAGATATGTCGAGCGTTCAGTGCAGCTCGCATTGTTACCAGTCGTTCGTATAGCCCCATCTGGTGGGCCACCGATACTTTGGTAACGTGGCTGGCGACCCTCATCAGTGGCTTACCACCGGGGACACCCTTACCAACTAACTGCTCAATGCAACAGATCGTGTTCTGACTTCCGACAGGCTCGCCTGCCATCCATCCGTACATTGTCAACTGGTCCGCCCAGTCGATGCTGATCTGTTCCATGTTGTACTTGTTGACCATAATGCCAAGGTGTTCCACAGGCTCGAATAGCTTGTGTGACTTACCATGACTGCGGGACGGCTTATCAAAGCCTACTCCGTCGAAGCAACAGGCGAAGCCCTTGCTAGGTGACGTCGATCCCTTACCACAGTATCCGTTGACCTTCCAGTCTAGGACAATGTGGGCACCGTTACGGTGGATGAACTGGCAATCCGGCTTACCGGAGATATGCAGGTCATCGCCAAGTACAATCTCTGACGTGAACTCAAACTGTGGATCACCTTGTGAGCCTTCTAGCAGGTCCGTCAGACGCTTGTAAGCACCTGAGTGAACGTAACTAGCCATGCAGTGCTGTCCCGCTTCACGGGCGAAGTCACGAACGTGTGGCTCTACTTGGGTTTCAAACAGTTCCTCGGTCATATCGACTCCGAGGATTTCATTCATAAGACGACCCTTGACGAATGCGTCGAAGGCCGACCCCACTGATGCAGGCTTAGACTGCGGGTCGCGGGGAGTTCTTGGTTCCGCACAGTAAGTCAAGTAGTATGACTCACGATCTTTCTCGAACCGTGCTAATGCACTTGGGCTGATTCTCGATGGCGTTCTCATAATTATTTCCCCGTGCTAAAAGGTAGCAGTGGGGCGTTGGGGTCACCTAAGATTTCGTTGATCTCGGCGTAGACCTCAGGGTACTTCCTAAGAAGAATCTTAAAGAAGGCGTACACTTCGAACTGGTGGATTCGTAAGTTCCGTTCTGCCTTCTGACGTTCAGTTCGCTCTCCTAAGAAGTCTTGCCGGGATGCGTCTGCTGACTTCATCCAAGCCTGCTGAGAGCGGATAGCCTCAGCGATGATCAATTGTTGCTCATGCTCTTGGATCATCTGGTCGTAGGCGTTCTCGTACTTCTCCATGTAAGCCATCTCCAGTTGAGATGCGTTGAAAAGCACAAAGATCAGCAGGCCCAGTGTAGTCCAAGTAGCGGTGAAGCTAATACAATTCCAAAGTTTCCGTAACATTCTATTCTCCATCTAAGTAAAAGTTTGCGATTCGTTTCAAGTGCGACTTAACGTGCCGCTGGTGTATGTTGACTTGCCCGCTGATGGCACTGTCACTAAGACCGGCCATCTTTAACTCGACCAACTTTCGGTCGAACGAGTCGAGCAACTCTAGGAACGTGTCGAACCAAACGGTGTCGAACACGATATCGTCATCAGTACGTCTCTCAGTACCAGTGAGTTTTTGTTTAGTTAAGATGATGTTGTGGCGGCGACCCGTGGTAGCAGGTAGCGTGACCGCAACTGACATCTCTCGAAGCCACTTCTTAACTGCACCTAAGCAGCTAAGTTTTGCAGCGTTCATAAAGTGTGACGAAGTGAACTGTTGGCCCAGATGCCCAAGCACGTACATGTTAAGTTCGAGCAGTGCCTCTGACTGACAGTCTTCGCGGTAAGGCTTGGCGGTCGGTGCCATGCGTACAAACCAGTCAACTGAGTTGACGATGTAGCCTACGAGTCCCTCGATCAGTGGTTTGGTAATGGTCTCGTCCCCGTTTGCGTACCGTTCCATGTCGGCTTCGGAGGGGATATGTTCATCAGGAATAACAAATCCGTGCGTGTTATTGTAGACTGACATTAGATTACCTTTTGTATTAGAAAGAATTGACGTGGCTGGAAGTCGGGTTTATCAGTCCACTGATAAGTGTACCCTCTGGGGTCGTAAATCGTCTCCGTCGCTCTGTCCCATGCTACCGCATGTCCTGTCTCGCTTCCCTCTACGACTCCGAAGATAACTCCGTTGCCTCGTATCATCGCTCCGAAGAATCTGTTACGTCCTAAGAAAGCGGCGTGATTCATAATGCTGCCCCCGTGCTTCAGGCAGGGGTTCAGTTCGTACATGGTGCAGGCCATGTTGTCTTGTGCTAGGATGTCCACGAACTCCTGTGGGTGGTAGCTACGCCTGCAAGCTGGTTCCTTCTCGTCAGGGCAGATGATGTCTTGCCCGTCGTGACCTAGCCGCCGGATCAGTTCGTCCATTGGAACGTCCATCACCATGGCGAAGGATGCCGGGACACACTGGTTGGTCTTCGATTCAATTATCTTCACAGTAGTAGACTCCCATCTTGTTCGCAATTGGCTTGGAATATAAGTGTAGTGTGACCAGTCGTTTGTCCGTCTGGTTGGATAGCCGGTGTATGCACTTCGCACTCGCGGCTATCGTGCTGGGCCTCTTGAAGCAAAGCGAGTACACCTTGTTAGTGTACCCCTCTGTGTCAGCCATGCCGTAGTTGTCTTCGGTGACCTCACCCTCCAGTACCTTCAGGGCACATGAGCTTTCGCCGTGGTCGTGGATCATCGACCCCTGCCCCGGTAGCCAGCACATGACCAGCAACTCGAACCACTTGCCACTCGCTACCACGTTGCGTGTGTAGAAGTGATCGTCCCATTCCATCTCATCCTGGAAGTCGTCTACAGTTACCCGAGAGTACTTTAACAGTTGCTCTAAGATGAACGGCTCTGCTACATCTACCAGTTGTCGGCAGTGGTAGATCAGTTTATCCTTGGGGCTTAGGGTCATCATCTAATTCCTCTAGTAGTTTATCTATGTCTATCTTCGTGTCCCAGCTCGACTTCCAGAAGTCTCTGAAGTTCGGTGAGCCGGACACAAGAACCTCGTCGTGTTCTTGTAGCATGTGGTCCTTGGTGCAGTCCTTGGACGACTTCGCTCCGATGATCCAGATGCCGATGCCGTAGGATTCCCATATGGGCCACTTCTTCTTTTGGGCCTTGGTAAACGTGTAACGTCCGTAGACCTTAACGTCAACCCAGCGAGTCCCGTAACGCTTGTGTGCTAGGTAAAGATCGGGGATGCCGGTCTGGAAGGCGTTACCCACCATCCTCTCGACATGCCACCCCTTACCTTCAAGGAACTTAACCCACTTATTCTGAATATGAAATTCAGGGCCGTTCTTGGCCCTCGCCTTAAATGGGTCCATGTCCCCTCCTATGTAGTCGCCTCCATCTCGGAGATGATCTTATCTTTATCATAGGTGATATGGTTTACGTTCTCCATGCCACCCTTCTTCTCGGCCCAGTTAGCCATATCTTTGCACCAAGTCATGCCGATCAAAGGCACCTGCTTGCGGAAACCCTCGACCGTCTTAGCCACCGTGTCAGAGACAAGCTCAACGTAGTCCGGGTGAGTCACACAGATGATCTCATCATGCACGTTCATCGGAGCTACAATCCACTGGTGGGCACCGACTGGTTGGTGTTCCCAGATAGCGACCTGTGTGTACTTGGTAATCTCAGCACCGGGTGATTGAATCTCGTGGTTGGCCGCAGCTCGAACAGTAGCCTCGCAGATGCCAAACGCTGCACCGTACAGTGCGGAGGACAAAGCCCCGTGTGCCTTCTGCTTACCACGCTGTTCTGACCGTGTGACGATTGCGTCACAAGCCATCCACTCCGAGGGCAAGTGTGCTGCCATCTCAAAGAGAGACTCAGCAATCTCGTACTCCAAAGTGAAGTACCGCTTAAACCCTAAGAAGGACTCAACGAATTCCTTAGGCTCGACCCACTCGATAGCAGACCCGATGCCACCCGGTTGTAAGAGCGGCTGATGCGAGTCAATGACACGCTGGCGGCTATCACCAATTCCGGGGAACATCTCACCCCACTGAGCGAAGGCCTGTTCAGCGATCTTCTCAGGGATACCTAAGTTCCGGTTCAATGTACTAGCGTTACCACCATAGATCATGGCGAACACACCAGCTTTGGCCTTACCGTACATGTTACCGAACTCGTAGTCGTGTTCGTTGTGATCCGAGTCAAGGATCTGTTCGTAGGTATGACCGGGGAATAATAAAGTGCCGAACAGTCCGTGTAACTTCTGTCCCGTGACGATGGCGGTTCGCAAGTCAGGGTCATTGTAAACGGCGTCGGCAATTGTAACTTCGAAAGCATCGAAGTCACCACCGCTGAGTGTATAGCCATCCCAAATTAAAGGAAACTGTCTACGCACGTTGGAATCGTGATTGATCCCTTGTGCATTCAGTCCGTCGCCACCTGCCATCCGGTTGGACAATGTACCAGTAACTTTGAATGAAGCGTGAAAACGCCCAGCGAGTAGTAGTTTATTGTAAAGCTCGATCTCCTTCTTGGCGACCTTGATTCCTAAGACCTCGGCAGCTCGTGAGGATGCAGGGTGCATTCCCTTCTTCACGATACCAGTGCCGTCGCAACGTGGGCAGTCTTCTTCCAGGCCCATGCACTTCAGGCAGTCTTCGTCCTCGGTGATCATCCACTGCGACATCTCTTCCAGCTTGGAACGCTTGGTAGTGTCGCTCAGGAATACGCTCTCAGTGTCATCGCAGCACTCGTTGATGTACTTGCGAATCTCTGGGGGCTTGTTCGTGTTGATCGGTGTCTTGATGGCGGTCTCTTCGGCCTTGGCCTTGAGTGTTCGGATGCCATCTTCGTTGATCGAGAAGCCGTGCCACCTCACCGATGCGACCATGCAGGTCAGCAGTGAGTCCTTGTCACCGGGGGTTGGCTTGTCCCAGTGGTAGTAAAGGCCACGGGTGTAAACGATATCGTCGTGAGCGTACTCGCGGGCAGCAGCGTCCGTGTTCCAGTGATGGATATGGGCTGCTATGCGTCCCGGCCAAGCGTAGCCCTTGATGACTTCTTCGCCTTCGTTATTGATTTCTGTGTAAGCCCAATCCTTGTCGGCACTGGAGATAGCCTTGGCGAACGGGGCATAGCCCAGCTCGACGGGTCGCATGTCAGGTGAGATGCAGATGTCCGAGTGCTGATGTTTGGGTGGTAGTTTCAGTACATGCTCTGCCAGTGCTTTCAAGCCACCGGAAGGGCTGAACCGAAGAACAACGTCAGCGAAGTTGCGGTCAACCTTGCCACTGTTGCTGATGCGATCAATGACACCCCAGCGAGGTGCGTCACGATCCATTGTGCGGGCGAAGTAGATCGGGTCTAACTCTACGTGTTCTTCTAAGTAAGCGGCCACAGCGTAAGCCATAGGGATCATGTGATCGTTGTGGCGAACTGGTGCCATGGGCACTCGCTTGATGCGAATGTCCTTGCGAGCCATAAGAGACTGGTACGGTCCCTTGCGGCTGTACAGCATAAGATCGAGTGCTGAGAACGGTTTGATACAGTTACCGTCCCGTGCGTCCATCTCCACCTCTGCGATCTCGTTTATGTGCTGCTCAGGAATCCAAGTAGGATCAAGCAGCGACCAGATCGAGTGTAGCTTTTGGATTTGGAAGTGATCGAAGGCTAGGTTAAAGCCGATGACTACGTGGTTCATCATTGCTTCGATAAGTCCGAGGGTCTTACCGACTGGTTCCTTCCAGATTTCGTACAGCACGATGTCTCCATGCTCCCCAACTGCGTATTGCAGAAGGGTAGGCATTCCGTGTAATCCACAGGTCTCTGTATCGTAGAATACTAGGTCTTTCGTCGTATTGTATAGTAAGTCAGTCGAGGTCATATTATTTATCCAGTGTCTTGAGTAAGTTTCGTAATTGTGTCGGTACGATGAATACTGTGTTCTTGCCGTTGGACAGGTTCAGGATACCAACCAGCTTGCCGTCTCGTACAACAGCACCGCCTGAGTCACCACTGCGGGCACCGGCTCCTACCAAGAGTCGTAAGTCATCTGCTTCGTCGCCTTCGTCGCTGCCCAAGCCCATGCTGGTGGCGTTGACGAATCCAGAGATGATACCTGTCTGCTTCAGGTAAGGGCCGTAGCCGTAACCGTGAATCGACCCGGAGACGTTAGCCTTTGGGTCTTGGCCGATAGGCAAGGTCTTGTAGGTGACTGACTCGATCTCGATGATTGCCAAGTCCCACTGTTCGCTCTCTGCGACGACTTTGCCTTTGATGACTGTCCAGTCACCGAATAGAATCTCGACGGCGTTGTCAGCCTCTCGACCCTCTACAACGTGGAAGTTGGTGACCACTCGTGTTGGAGAGATAAGTGACCCAGAACCCATCGACTCAGGAACGTTGTCATTGCCTCGTTTGCTAATGTAAACTCGGACGCACCACTCGGGTGGCTCCGTAGCAAAGGCAGGTGTAACGAAAGCGAAAGCAAGTAGTAGGGATAGTAAGGGTCTCATTCGTCTATTCTCCATAAGTCAAAACTGTATTGTTCTCCGTCAGCACCGACACCTTCAACGGTCATTCCGGTTACCTCGCCCACCATGACGGAATGTCCTGAGGTGAACTTGAAGACCGGTCTAAGCGATCTCCCGAGCCAATCATCCATATCGTGCTTGAGTGCAGGGTAGTGAGATTGGATAGCAATGACCTCTCCACTTTCAGTGAGCGGCGATGCTGTCTCTAAATCATACACCCTAAAACCGTCCTTGTCAAGTACTCTTAGGAAATAAATGTATTCTCTGGTCTCAATGTAGACGTTAGTCCCTACATCCAGGATAGACGGTGTAACCCCACCTATGTCCTTCTGTAATCTTTCGAACCCTTTGATCTGGCTTCGTCGAATTTCGGGGGTCATTTCAGCCATCCTTTTCTATCTCGGAGCCACGTTAGGGCTTCGTTAAGTTCTTCGTCAGTAATTTCCCCAGCGGTCCAACTTAGGAAACGCAACAGTTGGGGGTTGAAACCCTCGGCCAGCATTCTGGCGATGAGTTCTTTGATCTCGGATTTGTTTCGTGTACGCTTACCGAAGTGAGTAACACTGGACTTGCCGTTGCTTTCCTTCTGAGCGTTTAGTATTTGCCTTGCCTTGGCCTCAGGGTCACTTGAGTGTATGATCAGTCGGAGGTCACGTTCGGACAGTCTACCGGACGCTGCGGCCATCTGAATGAACTCAGCCTGCAACATCAGGTGTCGTCGGAGTGAAACCCACTTCTCGGACTTGTGTAACTCTTTGGCAATTGATCGGATCGTTCTATAAGAGGGGAACAGTTTCTCCAAAGAATTTGCTTCTTCGAGAATGTTTAGCTGTTGCCTTTCAAGATTCTCCGTGAGATTCACAATAGCGGCTTGTCGGTCGCTCATTCCGTGCCGTATGATGGCAGGAATCTCTACCCAACCCAGTCGGGTGCAGGCTGTGAATCGACGAAAACCACACACGAGTCTGTAGTCGAAGCCTTTGGGGGCGTCGGCTACATCCTCTATGGGTTGTACGTCTACGGGAAATAGCAAGCCATCTTGGTCGATGCTTGCAGCCAGACTCTCAATAGAGTCTGATGATATTCCGGCCCGGCAATTGAACTCCGAGGAGACAAAGATCCGGTGCATAGAAATAGTATGTGCGCTGTAATTTCCCATACTATATTATAGCATGGATCGGCAGCGTTGTCAAGGATTTTCTTGGGAATTTGTGTACTTTCCGTACTTTCCCCAGATGAAGTAACCCCTTATCTGCAAAGAACTTAGGATTATTTCGATGGTCAATAAGTCCCACATTTGGGCCTGGATAGCGATGATGCCCCAGAGGAAACCTCCGAAGGCACCGAGCAAGAGTGCCCACCTGTGTTGGTGGGACACTCCCCAGCATCCAATGATTAGGACTATGTTAGCTATCCAGCCTAGCATTACTTGTAAGCGATGCCGTTAGCGGTGAACGTGATCAGGCACTTCTGATTGGCGTTGATCACCTTGTTCTGCCAGACGTCAACGTAGTTGTCGTACTGTTGCTTGATGATACCACGTCGGGTTCCCCAGTAAACATAATCACTAGGTGCCCACATTTGTGAATTACCTTGTCCTGAGAAGCACTTGGTATCTGCAAAGTAGGATTCTTTGCTCTTGAACGCACGCTTGAAGTGAACTCGGGCAACGATCGTCTCTTGCTGACCATCGGCCATAACCGTTCCACGGTGTTCTACCCAGCTAACTCCACGGCTCTCTTCCATGTAGATAGAAGAACCAATACCCGTTGCCTGTGGGGTAATCCAGCTACAGAAAACCGAAGTCATAGCTGGCTCTCGCTTGAAGCTATTACTGTAGGTGAAGTGGCTTTGGCTTCGGGTGGCAATGTCTAACTCCACTGTGTAATAACCGCCACGGGTCGCTACAAGGTCGTTATCCACGCTGATTACGAAGCCGTTATCAGGAGAGGTGTACAGAGTGCTAAGGTGATCGTCACCGAAGTTAATGATTCCGCTAACTGTAGTACCATCTGCATAGATAATGCGGTAAGGGGCATTAATGAGTCCACCTGTGGGGTTACCACCTCTGGCTATGTAATGCTCCTCAAGTAGCTCAGGGTCTAGCAAGAACTCTACCTGAGACTCATTGAAGGGACCGTTGCTCACTAGGCCGAATCGAGTGGCTTGAACAATACCATAACCATCCGTGATAATCACGGGCGTTGACGTTGCGGTCGAATAAATGTTTGCACCAGAAACGGTAGCACGTGCGATTAAAGTTGGCATAATTAAAAAATCCTAAATAAAGTTAAAAGATAAGACCCACCACTTAGGTGGGTCCCGATGTCTAGTTGGATCAGATGATGATCCGGTTGTCCATATCAAAAGATCCATCTTCGTATACGTCTACGAATGCGTAGCCGTGATTCCATCCGTTGATGCGAGAGTACTCAGGAGTCAGCTCGCACATGCAGCCAGTCGAGTAGCACCGTTGGTGCTTACCTTCGAAGTTGGCTTGGGTGAACTGAGAAGTACGATGGTTATGTCCTGCGATTGCGTCGCACAACATACGTTGCATCATACCTCGGGCCGGTTGAATACCGCCGCCACCATACAGTTCGTGTCCGTGGATGATCTTCAGGTCGCCCGCATGGATGACACGCTTGTCACCTACGTGGTCTACACCGAACTCGTCCAACAGTAGTACTTGCTCAAGACTGAACTGGGCGAACTTGGAGAACTCAGGGGCGTTGTTCCAAATGTACTTGGCCCATCGTTCATCGTGGTTACCCTCTTTGAACACAACCTTTGCCTCGAAGCGATCAGTGATCCACTCGAAGAACTCGTGTGCTTGGTCAATCTCGAATGCCGTGTCACGCACAGCAGGGTTCTTCTCAAAGCGAGACATACGGTAGAAGTCAAGCAGGTCGCCGTTGATGACGATCACGCTAGGCTCAAACTCGGATGCGTCCGCATACCACCGTTGCAAGGTAGCCTCGCAGTGGTAGGGCAGGTGGATGTCGCTAATGATAGCGATACGCTCACCGTTGGGAATGATATAAGGTGCCCACTCTTTAGTCTGAGACACAGGGATCTGACTCTTAAAGCCTGCTTCCTTGTTCGGTCGGTGGAAGTCGGTCTTCATGTTGGAAACACCGGCATTGCCACGGCGACGTCGCAGGGCGGATCGGACCTGTTCAACACTTGTGAAGAACTTATTGTGATCCTTGTAGATTGCTTTCGCAAGGGTCTTCGTCGGGACTTCTGGAAAGTTCGACAAAGCGTCGTCCATTGCTTCAGTTACAAACTTAGGGTATCTCATTCTTCTTCTCCGGTGTCGTTAAGGTCTTTAATAGTAACAGTCTCGATTGCGTCAGGGAAGATACGCCTTCCCTCAGTCTTAAATCCGCGTCCTGCGATGTTGTCCCGCATACGCGAAACTTCTTCTTCGGTTCCTTCCACACCAAGGTAGTAGTTCTTATACTGCCTTGGGCTTGTCGCTTCTAGGGCAACTACGCAGATCACGTACTTGTCCTTGGGTTTTTCAGTCATCTGTGGTTTCCTCACATTCTAAGTCTTTCTCGAATTCCTCAAACTCGCCCATTGTCATCTTCTCCAGTTTACGATTCTGGCGGAGAATGTCAAGTACTCGTTTGTCAGTTGGTAAGTGGAACAGGTCCACTATGATTGCGTGTCCAGTCATCCCTGTACGGTGGATACGATCCTCCGCTTGGGCACGGCTTGCTGGGTTGAAGTCGTTACTGTAGAAGCAACACACCTCAGCTCCAGGCCTCCCTGCTTGGGGGCATAGGGTCAGGGCAACGCCACCGGACTTGGGGTGAGCAACGAATGCGATCTTGCGATCAGCGTTCTCTACCCAGTAGTCCATCGGGTTATCCAGTCGGATGGATTTAGTCTTTGGGGTTCCATCCTCGTTGGGGTGTCCGGTCAATTGTGATATCTTCCAGCCACGCCCGTCTACTCGCATTGTATCCCAACCCTCACGCTGACAAACCTTGGTGATTCGATCTAGCGATCCAGTAAATCCTGCGAAGAACACGATGCGACCGAGTTCTTCATTCTGGGAAAGTAGGTCAACAGTAGCCTGCTCTTTCGGGCAGGGCACTTCTCTGGCAACCCTCTTCATCTTTACCACTCGCTGCGATCCCTCGCAACTCTCGCATGGTACAACCTCTCGCTCCATGCTATCAACAAACTCTGGGGAGAGCATGTCAATGTCTCGGATGACTCCACCGTTGGGATTGTGGTAGATGGTCTCGGTCCCGTCTTTACATGCAGGGCACGGTTGGTCCCCATCTTCTACTTCACGGTACTGGAAGCCATCGGACAATGCCCGAAGTGCAGTAATGCCTGTGATGACATTAGGTGCTGTCTTGGTGAGAGCGGACGCAACACGTAGCATAGGTGCTGACGGTTCGCAGACGATCTCTTTGTATATCTTCTGTGGAAGGTCGAGGCAGTCCTTCTTGTGAACTAGTGTCACAAGTCCGTCGAGCCTGTCCTTCAATTGTAGTACTTCGTTCTCTGACTTGCGGAAGTGGTGGAGTTGGAACGTGGTGTCCTTCTCGATCATCCCGCCGTCCTCTGTCCAGTGGTGGCCTTCGTTAAGGTACTGCCCACACTCTGCACAGCGGTGTTCGTCATCCTTCCATGCTACTCTAGTGTTGAACGCTTGTCCAGCTAAATCGTCACGTAATCTGTAAAAACCTAATCTTTTCTCAAAAGACTTGGTGTTACCCTCTTTGACGAAGCCGGGCCATGCGATCTCGCACGGTGCCCACCAGTCAGCAGGTGACTTGGGTGACGGCGTGCCCGTCATAAGGATGACGAAGCCCTCGTTGCCGTACTCTGCACGGATGCTGTCAGCGAGCTTTTGGGCACACTGTGTGCGTTGGGCTGTGGCAGTCTTGAGGTTCTGTGACTCATCGAACACTACGCCGATGGGAGCCGGGTCGCCCTTCTTCCAAGTCCGCATCTTGAGCATCATACCTTCGTAGCTCATCATGTCCGTAACTGTACCAGCAGGCAGTCCCCACTTGGCGAACTCTTGCTTGATACCGAACAGGGAGGACTTGGGACCAACCCACCACCAACCCTTAGTTTCGGATTGGGTCATTGTGGCGATAGCGGCCAGCGTCTTACCAGTACCCATCTCTGCACCCCAGATTTGGTAATGATAGGTAAGTGCTGTGTTTGCCATCAGGCGTTGCTGCCCCATAAGATCGTAGTAGCCGAACTGCTCTGAACCGAACTTGGGGAAGTCATGTTCAATCAGGTCGCGGTCGAACCACTCGTAGGGATTTCCACCCTCTAACCATGCAATCTGGAACCGGTTGCGTTGGCAATCAGCTACAGACCAGATTTTACGCTTGTCGCCCTCGATGAAACCATGCCATCGGGCACCCTTCATGGACTTAATTTCGTCCTTGAGGGCAAACGGTGCTGTAAGAAACTCGATACGTCCGTTGTCAGTCACTTGGTATTTAACCCGGACCTTGTACGCACGCTTCGGTGTGTTAACGATAAATTGTGTTTCTGTAATGCTCATACTTCTATTATACTCCGTATTTCGTCGTTGTCAAATTTATTCTAGAAAATATCCTGATCCTCTTGGCCTGGCTTGGCCGAACAGGTCGTCTAGCTGGTGGTTCTGGAACTGTTGGAAGCAACTAAGCCCCCAGTCCCTCACCGACTCCACCTCTGAGCTGCCTGCATGATGTATCGCCATGGCCCACTGTTCGCCGTCTCCGGCCATTAGAGCCATACCCATGCCTCGCTTGGCTGGAGCCTCTTGGAGCATACAGCGTAGGCCGTGGGGATGCCCAGTGACCTCTGCTATGAGGTAGTCGGGTCCGGCGCACATCATCGTAAAGCTCAACATCCCTCGCAGCGGAGCGACCTTGCTGGTATCCTTCCGTGGGTCACTCGCCGCCAAGTAGTATGCTAGTGGGTAAGCTAACTTACCCTTGGGCTTGTTCCCTTGTTGTACGACACGCGCGGGGTTATCTCCGCCAAGCTGTTCGACGTAACCGTGGAACGCAGCTTTCAGTTGTGTGTATGCAACAAGTTCGCAATGTATCATTTTGATTTCTCCACCCATACTTGGTCTGCAACGCCCCACTCAATGGCTTCGTCCGCCGTAAAGTAAAAGTCCGCTGCCTTCTTTGCTCGTAAGTTCCACCACTTGTGTGGCTTGCTAGAGTGGTCGGCCAGTAAGTGAGTCCACTTCTGTCCAATCTTCTCTAGGTGCTTCACTACGGTCTGCAAGTCCTGAGCCTTGCCACCGACGTCCGCTGCCCAGTCGTGGTGCATGAAGGCGACGTGTGGCGATATCCACCGTTGTCCGGGTTCGCCTGCTGCAATAAGCAGGACAGCCGCCGACATGATTTTGCCATATCCAAACGTATGGATCGGGCACTTTATTGTATTCATAATATCGTAGACCGCGAGTGACTCGTATACGCAACCGCCGAATGAGCTGATGAACATCTCGATCGGTGCTTCAGGGTCAATGGTCTCCATGAGGTACAGCCCTTTGACAAGCGGGCCGATAGTCTCTGCTTCAATGTCTTGGTCTAAGAAGACCCGCCGGTTGTTAACGTCCACTCCGTGGTCGAAGTAGGCACCAACCCAGTCTTTGTCAATACCTGCCATGTAATCTCCAATACACAAAAAGACCCGGAGGGGATACCTCCGGGCTTGTAAGAACCAGACTATCGCTTGCGTGAGCTGGTGTTCTCAGCTACTTCGACTTCTGGAGTTTCGACTTTCATAAACCGCTCGATCTCAGAGCGAAGTACATCAGCCGTGGGCAGGTCGATGGCGGTCAAGCTATCTTCTACCTCTGGTGCGAACCACTCGAAGCGGTCCTTCTTGATGTACTTAGACTTCAGAGTCATGGGCTTGGAGAAGCGTGGTGCTTCTTCGTTCGACAAACCGGCGTCGATCATCGCTTGTGTTACTGGTAAGTAACCGTTGATGGAAGACGATGCGTATCGGGCACTCTTGTTTCCACAGAAGAACTCGTAGAAACTTTTCGTTCCACGTTCGTAGATCAAGTAAGTGGGGCCGTATGCACAACCGCTGTCACGGGTGTTGTCAGCTAGGTCAACAATGCGTTTGAACTCAGCCGAGGTCGTGTCATTAGTAACGATGATGTTACTCGTGTCAGACATGTCAATGGCTTTGGCTTTGCGGGCAATGACTAAGACGTCAATCGCGTTGCCAAGGTCGCTGATCTTCTCGCTGGACTCAGGTACACCGAAGTTACCTGCACCGACTAGGGTGCCGCTGGCGTTCGATTTGCCTTTGGAATATAGTTGAATCCGGCGAAGGAAACTTGAGCTGGATGACATTGCATCCAATGCTTTGAGGTCAGCAACCGACTGAGTTGCCAATGCGTTTTCGCCACCGAATAGTTCGTTCAATACTGATACTTCGTTTTTACTCATAGTAAATTCTCTTTCAATTAGGTTTTTGATACTTGTCTTTCAATGCTTCGAGTTCTTTTAGTTCTTGATAACGTCGCCTCCCTATAATTTCTGTCCTGTCGTCACTAGTAAGTTTGTGTCGCATCTCTCTGACTTGGCGTTGTCGGCCTTCCTCGTCGAGGTGTAACACCCATTCTAAAGCAATTATAGCACCCTCGCGGGCACTTGTCAAATTGTTTTTTACAATTAAGCCAGAAATGTTATCCAGCCTGTCCAGTTCGATCAAGCATTCATCCATCGACCTGTACCGAGGGTTGAGTTTGATCTTGTCTCGTTCGTCCCGTCTCATTCCCTTCTTGTTGTCTCGCTTCTCAGCGATGAACCGGCCCACCGCCAGTTGGAAGTCACGGGTGTTTGTATCTGGTGCGATCTCTAGGAACTCACGTTGATACTTGTGTAGGCGAATCCTTGCCAGTGCCACTCCCTTGCCCAGTGTCATGCGTCCTTGCTCAATGGCCTTCTGTGCCTCGCTGCATAGCGATAACAACTTCAGCCTATCCGATACCCACCCTGTTGATTTGCCAACGGTACGGGCCAACTCTGCCATCGTCATGGGGGAGCCTGCTTCGTCTCGTAGGTCAATCATCCTGCTCATCTGCCTAGCGAACTCAATCGGTCGGGTCTCAAAGCTAAGGGCGTTGCATTGTATTTGTAGGGCTAAGTAATCGTCATCGCTTAACTCTTGAGTATATATTATAGCATGGATCGTCGGCCTTGTCAAGGTTTTTATGGCAGAATACCTCCAAAACCCATCAATTACTTGATATTTTCCCTCACGGGTAGGGTGCGGCCTCACTAGGATGCTGTTGAGCTGGCCGTGTTCGCGGATACTATCTACCAACTGCATGAACTCTAGGCTGTCCTCCATGACGGGGCGTAGCATGTTCCATGGTGGTAGGATATCTTCTTTAGCTATCTCTCTGCTCATCTAGGTGTTTCCCCCACTGGTCGGCCATAGCGTTAGCGATGCCTTCCAAAGTCTGTGAACGTTTTCGGCGTCTGTCCTCTCCGGGCGACATTGCCAGAAGATAATTTCGTTCGTAGTATGGTAGTGCCTCTGTCTCTGCCTTCAGGTCCGTGGTGGGGACCAGCTCAGGTAGGTTCTGGAGCCACAGGCACGTCCTCTTAGAGACTTTGTGCCCGAATTGGTATGGTTGTATGGTCATATCGTACTTGCGTCCTATACGCTCTACAGCGTACTTGTGGGGCACACTGTTCTCTATAGCGATATGCGGGATGGGTGCATTAAGTAAGGCGTGGAAGAACCCAGCAGCCTTGACCATCCGACCCCACCGACCCTCTTGCCGCTTGAGCCAGCTCACACCAGAGTTAGCTAGGTACTGGCACGGAGGGTGGGCGATCATCATGTCCCAGCCTTTATTAAGTACGTCGGTTACGTCTGCCTTCATATGATACTCGGGTAACTCACCGTATGTATCTATAATGTCACAGCTCCAAGCGTCGTAGCCTCGGTCGCGGAATGCTTTAGTAACTACGCCGCTCGCCTCGCAAGCAATCAATATTTTGTGTGTCATAGTATTTCTCCTACCCCTAGTATAACATAGAGATCCTGGATTGCAAGTCAATTCCAGAAAGATTTCAAAATAGTTCAGGTGGGTATTTTGCTTGCTCCCCATTAGGGAGGTCCAGGTACGGCAAAGGGGAGGAAGCTCCCCGCGTGCCTGACGCGACTTCACTACGGTTTTTGCTTATTATTATCTTATTCTTCTTACTCTATAGGTACGGAAGGGAGGAGGTATAGTATAAAAAGAGTCTATAGGGAAGAAAATAGCAATTTAGTATTGTTTATAGAGAGAATAGACCCGTTACCTGCTCCCCTCCGTAACTTTCTGCTTGACACCCCTATTTTTATGGGGTATACTCAGATATGCACGGCGAGATTTGCTCCCCCGAGGTACGGAGGTGCGCAACTTTGACTATTCTTCCCGAATTCCCTTGACATAGGTGCCTACCTATGCTATAATGGGGTGTATAAGGATTCGTTTACTCTAACATAGAAAGACATTATGACAAAAACGACAGAAGCAATTGGGGGTTTCCTAAACAACGTCCCCGTAAACTTCGCCAAGGATTTGACCCAGCGGTACAATCCCGGTATGGAAGTACAAGTAATGGTTGACCCCACGGGCGGGGAACCAGTATATGAGGACGACCGCCTCATTCGCAATACGTGGTCATGCTCTCCACCTGATATGGAAAGCTACACGTTCCACCATATTCGTGTACCTCGGAATGCTATGTCCGAGCCGTACTTTAATGACACTGCTATGAAGTTCCCCCTCATGCGACACGTTGAGTGCATCGGTATGACTGGCTGGAACTGGCAGTTAAAGAAGTCACTGTGGGTAGGTTTCGATTTCGATTCGATTACCGGACACGCAGCAGGTGTAGGTGTTGACGACGAATCCTTAATGGCGGTCCGTAAAGCCGCTTCCAACATCCCGTGGGTCCAAGTCCGTAAATCAACGGGCGGCAGTGGCTTACACCTGTATGTATACTTTGACCCCTCCGACGCACCAGACACGGAGAACCATAACGTCCACGCCGCTCTTGCACGGGCTGTACTGGGGATGATGGAACGTGAGGCTGGCTTCGACTTCCGGGGTAACATGGATGTACTGGGTGGTAACATGTGGTGCTGGCACCGCAAGATCAATGCAGACAATGAAGGTTTGGCAATCATCAAAGATTGTGATTCCGTCTGCCCACGACTCCCAGCCAACTGGCGTGACAACGTTGATGTAGTCAACGGCACTTCGAGTAAGATCAAGTTCAACGGCGTTGATTCGCGTGACTATGATTCCTTCGAGGCACAGACTTCATCACGTGTTAAGATCGAACTAGACGATACCCACAAGCTGATCGAGGAACGCATCCACGAGCTTGGGTACACCATCGTCTGGGTTCCCGATCACCACTGCTGGCAGACCCACACACACGCTTTCGTGGAACTTATGAACACATACCCGGATGAGTACCGTGGCGTGTTTGCGACCCACTCAAGCGGCTCTGACAAGGGTAAGCCAAACTGCTTCGCCTTCCCCGTTAAAGACGGTGGACTACGACTGACCCGCTTTGGTCGAGGTGCAGCAGAGCATGACACTTGGAGACAAGACGGTAACGACTGGACTTGGACGTTCTTCAACCGACCACCGAGCCTGCAAGAAGCAGCAGCGGTTATGGGCGGTGCAGAAGACCCCGATGGTAAAGGTTGGGTATTCGGTGACCTCGATGATGCAGCACAAGCAGCGGCACTCATGGGCGGCAACCTCAAGCTCGACGATACTTGGATGGAAGTGTTCGGCCAAGACGGTGGACGTAGCATCACCATGCGAGAGAACAAGGACAAGCAACTTGTCCTAGAGATGCCTAAGAAGGCCAATGACAGGACTCCTAAGGGCTGGATAGCCAAGGGACGTAAGTTCACTACCCTCTTACGCAACGTTCGCACAGAACACGTTTACGAAGAAGAAGAGACTACCTACGATGACAGAGTTCGGGCACTGGTTGACATGAACAATGAGTTCAGCCAATGGGTGTGCCGCAACGAAGACGGTGAGTGGGTTGGACACAGTAAGGACAATACCAGATCGGCCCTACGCATTTGGGCACCTGACGACGTGGAAACAATCCTCGGACGTTTAATCCTAAAGAACTGGAAGATCGTTAATGTGCCATTCCAACCTGAGTACCTCGGTAACCGTAAGTGGAATCGACACGCACCACAGTTCGCTGTCACTCCCGGTGAGAACGGCGACAACACTCGCCACTGGGATATGGTCTTAGACCATTGCGGCCAAGACTTAGATGAGTCCGTTGCCAAAGACCAATGGTGTAAGGATAACGGCATCCTAACTGGGGCCGACTATCTACGATACTGGATTGCCTTCACGTTCCGTGACCCGTACTGCAAGTTACCTTACTTGTTCTTCTACGGTCCACAGAATAGTGGTAAGTCGGTCCTGCACGAAGCACTGTCTATACTCACCACGGGTGGCATCGCACTAGCCGATGAAGCACTCAAGAGTAAGTCAGGGTTTAACGGAGAACTCGCCGGAGCTGTCCTCTGTGTAGTTGAAGAGACAAACCTGAACCCAACGTCTGCTGGCGGTCGAACTGCCTACGATAGAATGAAGGCATGGGTAACTGGTGAAGAGATTCTGATCCACGCTAAGTATCAGCAACCCTTCCCGTTTAAGAACACTACTCACTGGATGCAGATGGCGAATGATAAGAGCTACGTTCCTATCTTCCCCGGCGATACACGAGTCGTGATGATGTACGTTCCGATGATCGAGGGCGTAGAGATTCCGAAGCACAAGTTACTCGACATGCTCAGGGCCGAAGCACCTTCGTTCCTCCGCTCGATCTGTGACTTGAAGTTGGTGTCACCTCCGGGTCGTCTGCGACTGCCAGTCTTAGAGACTGATAGTAAGCGAGAGGCATCGGAAGACGGAGACAGCCTAGTGTACCGTTTCATTCGAGAAGAGTGTCACATGGTTCCCGGCTACGCTCTCAAGCTGAAAGACTTTTACGACGCATTCGCTGCATCACTGGACGAGACCGAAAGGCTCGACTGGAGTTACAACCGAGTCATCGATGAGTTCCGAGGCAGAGGCATCATCCCAATGGGACGGGCATCAGGTAACATCACCTGCATTGGCAACGTGTCATTGATGCCAGCAGAGGCAGGAGTCGATTACGGAAAAGAGTACATTCAATCTAGACAACGAATTATACGGAGACCATAGAGATGGCGAAAGCAAAACGTGACAATAGTACTAAGCCGCAACTGAGCCGATTCTTTCGAGAGTTCCCCCTGTGCAATGAAACACTTGCACGGGTGATGGCTTTCGGGGCAGCGAAGTACAACGAAGGCAACTGGAAACTTGGTGGCAAACCCGACACAGAGTATCTTGACTCTGGGATGAGACATCTAAGCCAGTTCCTCAACGGTGAGACGCACGATGCTGATTCAGCTTGCCACCACTTGGGACACGCAATCTGGAACTTCTGTGCTTTGTTAGAAATCAACTACGCTGGGGACTCGCCCATAGCGGAGGATTATAGAGAGAGACTCGCTTCTGTGAAGTCGGTCTGTGAACCCAAGGCAGACTTGGGAGATTGGTCAGGTGATCGTCATGGATGCTAGTTTCCCATCACTCCCGAACCTCAACGGAAACCCCCTCGCGGTGGTGGACGTTGAGACTACGGGAAGGATCGGTGGCTACCATGAAATTATTCAGATAGCCATTGTCCCTATGACAATTGACCTAGAGATAGCTGAGGTTCAGCCGTTCTACTGTAACATCAAACCCAACCACCCAGAGAGGGCAGAAGATACTGCCTCCTCGGTTCACGGTCTGAGCATCGACGATCTAATGTTGAATGCTCCGTCACAGTCAAGAGTTATTGAATTCCTCCTCGAATGGTTCTCGGCCTTACCCATGGGGCACTCTCGGAGGTTTACTCCGATTGCACACAACTGGGGTTTCGAGAGAAGTTTTCTAACTCCGTGGTTGGGTCCTGATTTGATGAACTCATTGTTTAGCCCGCACCCAAGGGATACCATGATCTTCGGCTCGATGCTTAATGATCGGGCAGCGATGATGGGTAAGGAACTTCCGTTCCCAAGGGTAGGACTAATGGACATGTGCCGCAGGTACGGCATTGAAATTGAGAAAGCTCATGACGCACTAGCAGACTGTATTGCTACAGGCAAACTATATGCGTCACTGATGCGATCTATGTTAGGCTGATCTGAAAGGACAGGCCTTGCAAATACTGGGATTGACCTGTGTAGATTTGTGTGGACACTTTCCGTCCATGCAAATGTACGTGGGGGCATAACTCCCATCCTTCTGCAATAGGATACCAGTCATCCTGTTCTCGCACACAAAGTCCTCGTTTGGACTCAGTACGTGCGGTTGTTCAGGATGAGCTGTGTAGCCTTCTAGCTTAGGCACATCTGCCTTTAAGGGGAACACGATGTCTCCATCTTTGTTAAGTACTGGTGCCCGCCGAGGGGCCTCAAACCCCTTGACTCTTACCGGACCTCTGCATCTTCCGCAACCCATATTAGCAACCCCATTTCTTTCTGGACCAATAGTTAGCTGACAACTTGCTGTCAGCCCCTTTGATACCTTTACTCCTAGCACAGTAACTTTTCTTTGCCTTGGCGACGTTAGGCTTATCCTTCATGTTTGGATCACCAAACCGAACGATCTTTTCCTTACCACCTTGGCAACCTTTAACAACCCAGCTTTTGCTTCCGCCGGAAGCACGTTTGGGTTTGTTTCATTTCATCTTGTCCTTGCTAACACGTGTAGCTTTCTTCTTAGCCATATCTATTCTCCTTAAGAAAATGGTCCGACGCACGGCTCAGGTGGTTCCCACCCTTCTTCTCCGAATCCGTCTAAACCTAGAATTGTTTTTTCGTTACCTTCACTATCGTACTCGCCAGATCCTTGGTAACCAATGAATCCAGTTCCGCCACCGTCTTCACAGCCGCCGCCACCCGAACCTCTGTTAACAACAAGAGCAGGGTGAATGCTACCGACTGTACCCGGTGCGTTCTTCATAGCAGTGAGTGCGGCAGAGAATGCGTCCCTTTCGGATTTACTTCCGAACGAGAACCACTCCGTCATACTTACAACTTGGTTTTGTACTACGCAACCTGATTTTCCAGGCTCGCCACACTGACACCATTCTGCCTCGCATGGGTTTTCTGGATCAGAGCAGATAGCACCTTCAGCAATGTAAACAGCATCGACTGGACTGAAGTAGAACACCTCGATGTCGTAGTGACATACGTTGGCTTCGTCCAACTCTTCAGGTGTCGGTAAGTCCTTGAGGGCTTCGTTACCAGATGAGTTCGGGGCACCAGCACCAGCACCACCGTTAGCACCAGCACCGCTAGTACTACCTGAACCAGAGTTCAAGTTGTTAGTGATCTGACCCTGTTGGTTTCCGATCTGACCTTCTTGCTGTAGCTTTGTCTCTTCGAAGTTAGACTCAGTGACAGATATCTCGTTAACCGGTGACAGGTTTGGTGGGATGACAGAGTTGTCTTCGTCCACGTCGATCTCTGGTTTAACGTCGTCCACGTCGGTGGGCTTCGTGTCACCCTGATCGGGTCGGCACTCGTTGTACAAGTCGATTGCTAGGCCTTCACATGGCCCCTTCTGTTCCCAGCTAATTGTCTGGAACAGGTTCGGGTCGCCACTACCAAGAACGTGACCCTCTGGGGGTTCAACGTCTACACCCGGTCCACCGCCGCCAAGGTTACCAAACTGGATATCCTCTTGGGTAGGTCTAACGGACTCGATAGTCAGGTTAGCTGGGTAAGCAAACTCGTATGGAACCTTCTCACCGGATCGAACAGGTGTGTTGATCACGAAGTCGATTGAGTTGTCATCGGAGTTGTAGGTGGCAGTCTCGACACGACACTTGATTGTGCCGTCAGCGATATCCGGTAGCGTAACAAACACGCCATCCAGAGTCTCTAGTGCCAACTTGTTAATAGGTGTCTTGCAGATGATCTTACGCCAAGTGTTAGCCATTCGCATCAGCCAGAACGTGCCCGACTTCTCGACCAACTCTTGTACGTTGTAACAGAAGAAGTCAATAACCTCTTCGTGCATTCCGTACCGCTGACCGTTGTAGCGTAGGATAACTTTGTAAGGATCGTCTATAGACAGGCGAGGTCGCCACTCGCATACCAGCTTGGTACGCAAGTCGTCTGTACTTGTGTGGTCAAGAACGAGAGAGTTGGCAAGCACATCATTTTCTGTGATCACGCCATCTTCTTCAGGTTCTTCTGACAAGTACTTCAACTGAAACTCATCGTTGCGAAGCACAAGGGCCATGCGACCTTGGAAGGCCATGTCCTTGAGCAGATCGAATACGTTGGGTCGTCCCGGCACCATGAAGTGCATGGGGTAGTTGTCTACCTTGGTCTTGATGTCAGCAAACGTGGCATCCCAAGTGTAGGGTGTGTACTTGTCAATCAGCCACTCCATCTCATCGACTGGGTTCGGCCCAACGCTAGATGTCATGGTGACGTAGATATCATCTTCCCAACCTTCACCCAGTGAGGACAAGGGTCGATCGAAGACGATCTCTGTTGTTGTGTATACGTTAAAGTCAGACTGTCTAACTGTATAGTACGTGTTAGGCACAGTCGTGAGCTGTCTTAGGTTACTCGTGCTAAACGTCCGGTAAGCCTTGACCGTGTGGATCGTGGACGGTAGGAGGTTAGCAATAAACACCAACTCATTGTCACCGGAGATGGTGACCTCAGAGCCGGGATCGGCCCAGAAGAAACCCGCCAGCTTAAACTGAGAGAGGTAATCCCAACCAGTCTGTTCGAGCGAGTCACCAGTGTCTTCGACCATGATACTTGGTGTAATTGTACGACCCGGTGGTAACAAGGTAGAACCTCGCCACCCCGCACAATCCTCAGACAAGATACAACGCTTTGAACCAATATCGGATTGGTCGCCTTCGTTGGCATCGCCGGGGGCAGCAGTCTTAGGTGCCGTTGAGCATACCCAGTATTTGATCTGTGGGATCTCAGGATCACCTTCGACCAACTTGGGGTGCTTCTTTGCGGTCACTGAGAAGTTGGCTGTGGGGTTCTCTGGAGTACCGTTGAACTTACCCGTGATGATGGCACCCTGGATGTTAAGGTCCAGTGTCACACCTTGTGGGAACTCTCTACCACCTACGATACTGAGCAGACTACGCTCAGTCTGTATCTGTTGGTTATAGTTCAGTTGCATCTCGCACTGGACTGCCAGTTTTCGGCATTCGCAGTTGACATCACGCTCGTAGGTCGGGACTGTCTTCAAGACGTAACTACCGGCGAAACCCGCCTCGTAGTAAGTGTTAAATCCTTGGAAGACCCAAGCACAGCAGATGTTACCGGCCTGTTCCTTCTTAGGCATCAGCATGTAGTCGGTGATACCAAAGCCAGTTTGCAGAAGACCCTTACGTGGGGTACGTGTCCTAAGAGCGGGTACGTCTCTGACAGTACCGAACACTAGGGGCCACGACTCGCCAATCAGTTCTTCGCCAACGATTCCGAAGTTACCTTCTTCGACGGAGAACCCAACCTCAGCATCTTCGATCCGTGTTAGGATATCAAAGCTGATAGACCGACTGCCCTCGTTCCATTGAAACGGTGAGCTGATCTGACCTTTGAAGATCAGGAACTTATCATCAGTCCCCATGCCCTCGAACCACTGGTAGACCCATGCGGCTTCTTTGTGTACATCGTTTTGGTCGATGATATCTTTAATCGTACCATCAGTATCGTCTAGCGTAACGCTGATGGACTGTGAGTCGCTGGACGTACCAGACGAAACACTCTGGACTACAACTGTGTTGTCTAGCCCAGACACTTCCAGTATCTTACCACCTGTACCTTGGATGTTCTTATCCGAGTAGGTGTAAATAGTGCCGCCGTCAACCCACTGGATCTCGATGATCAGTGCTGGCTCAGTCCCGAAGGCTTGGTCCAGTCTGGTTTGTGCCGCAGATGATATGCTCCTAACCATTTAGAAACTCCCGTAAGTCGTCGATCAGCGATTCTACATCGTCTTGATCATAGGTTTCATGTTGATTGACAGGCTCAAGGGCGTTGATAGTCAGTGCCCAGTACGCTCGGTCAACAAGTTCTCTTGCCGTGTTAATGTCCCGTTTAGGCTTCGTACCCTTGGAACTCGATTTGGATTTGATTGAGGGTTGAGTTGCCCGGTGAAGACGCTGCCCGCCCCACAGTCTCAAATTCGAATGGGTTCGTAGTGAAATATCCAATGTAGTCTTTTCCTGTGTGCTGTAGCGTTACTTTGACTTGTGATCCGTTATAGCTATCGAAGAAAGCTCGCAACTCCAGTGCCTTGGCTTTTGACAGCCGCACAGTCCATACAAGTCTCTTACGTTGGTCTTTTGATTTCACATACGAATACCGAGTGCCGTTCATCGACCTCTTGATTTCCATAGTGTTGGTGGAACCCACCGAATCCCCTTGTAGGGGATTGGGGGCGTAGTGCATTGATACCGGTCCCGGCCAAGGCGTTTGAATGATTAAAGCCATTATGCTTCCTCCACTTCCATCTCTATCGAGACGTCGTTACGATTCTTACCTGTCCGAATAACTGCCGAATCTGGGTTGGTAATAATACCGTTCCAAGTTCTATCGTTCCAGTCGCGGAAACCAATTTCTTTACCGAGGGTATCTTCAAAGAACTCAATGATTGCATCTACTTCATCGTCGCAGATGCCACTGAAGTCCATGACAAGTTTTCTAATCTTGGGCCAGTTGGGGTCACGGTATATCTGTAACGTGCCACCACGGGACTCTCGGTTGATCCTATTATAAAAGTTCCTGTCTCTGTCGCCAAAGTTAGGAGTCCGTAAAGTGAGCGTCTCAGTAGGAGACGTTGTTGGGTAGTACAAAGAAACATCTGTTCTCTGTGTAAGTGTAGGCTGTGTGCCAGGGATAGGACTGTCACCACCAGTAAACGGTGAGTACTGTTCTACAACCTTGCAACCACCGATGTCGGGGATACCGTCTCGGAATGGGATGGCGATCACACCTTGATTCAGTGTCAGCGTTTGACTTGCTGTCAGGTTCAGTACCTTGTTAACATCAGCAACCTGTACCAGAGCCAACACTTGGTCAGCACTCTTGCCAACGTTGATGGCAGTCGATTGGTTGAAGGCGATGCCTACAGTTGCAGTCAAGTCAGTAGGCTGTAGAGCCTTCTGGGTAAAGGTCAGCGACCCAGAACCAGTCAGGTCTGTGCCCGATGCCTTGAAATGTATTCGGTTGTTCGTCTGTACGAAGGTCAGCTCTTGGCTGGCCGTCATGTCCTTACCACCGAGGATGATCCTAACACCCTGAGCTACTTGAGCTAGAGACAATGCCTGTGTTGCAGACAAGTCAAAGATACCCGGCTTGGCACTCTGTGAGAACGTCAGCGTGTTGCTGGCGGTCAGAGACGGTGTTTGTTTCAGATAAGCCTGTTGCGTGAAGACCAGATCGTTGCTGACCTCAAAGGTGAACATACCCGGCTTGGCACTCTGTGCAAAGGTCAGCTCTTGGCTGGCCGTAACCACAAGGGCATCTGGCTGGGCTGCTAGTTGAGTAAAGACCAGTTCGTTACTGGCGGTCAGCGACCTAACGGCTACCTGAACATCGGCAACCTGAGTCAGCGTCATTGCGTTGACAGCAGTCAGTGAGCGGTCGGCTGATACACTTGCAACCTGTGTTAAGGTCAGCGTGTTCTCAGCAGTACGTGGTCTGATCGTTTGTGCTAGGGCAGACTGTACAAGAGGCAGAGTGTTTTCTGCTGTCTTGCCTTGGGTCTTATCTGCACTTGCGACCTGTGTCAGCGTTAGCGTGTTGCTGGCGGTCAGTGTTTTGACAGCGGCTACAGTTGCGAGCTGATCCAGGGTCAGTGTGTTTGCTGCTGTGATTGCTTTGTCGGCTGCTACACTTGCGCCCTGTGTCAGAGTCAGCGTGTTGCTGGCGGTCAGTGCCTTATCAGCAGATACGCTTGCAACCTGAGTCAGTGTCAGTGTGTTCTCAGCAGTTCGCGCGTAAACACCTGCTACACTTGCGGCCTGTGTGAAGACCAGCGTGTTATCAGCGGTTGTTGATTTGGCAGCGTCTGTGTCTGCGACCTGAGTTAGTGTCAGCGTGTTGCTGGCGGTCAGTACCTTATCAGCGGTTACGCTTGCGACCTGAGTGAGTGTCAGCGTGTTGCTGGCGGTCAGTGCGTTAACACTGGCTACAGTTGCGAGCTGATCCAGGGTCAGCGTGTTTGCTGCTGTCAGCGGCCTAACACCGGACACCTCTGCAAGCTGAGATAGTACAAGCGTGTTGCTTGCTGTCAGGTTGGTAGCGACCTGTGGCTTCTCGACGTCGGCAAGCTGTGTAAGAAATAGCTGATTGCTTGCGGTAAGCTCGATGGCACGTGCGATAGTTTGTGACCCAAAGGTCGGGGACAAACCCAGTACCATAGATGAGAGACCCATCGTAGACCAGTTCGTACCAAGCTCAGAAGTATACTTCCGATACTCCTGTTGAGTTTGTAGCACCTGGACATCAAGTGTAGTAATCTGCAACTTATCGGTAGCAGGAGGCGTACCAATAACATTGGCTGTGACCTGATCTACTTCGATACCCGCAGCGACTTGTCCAGCGACCTTAGCGGCAACTCTCGTTACTCGCAACTCACCAGAAGTCACGCTACCCGCAACTTGAGTCTGTACTTTGCTAATTCTAATGGTCATAGTTTATCTCTACTTCTCTACACCCGACTCTAGGGCGTTGATTCTTGCTGCTGTAAAAGCACCACCACCTTGAGGGTCTGTCTCAAAGATAGCATAGGGTGCGAGGCCATAAGTACTGGTAGGTATAGTTATGGCAGAGCTGGCTGATTCATCAGTGTTGCTAATGATCAGTGCCTTGAAGGTATCGCTACCCCCGGCGTTACGTCCATCGAAGTCTAGCTTGATACCAAAGATAGTACCGTTGATAAGACTGAGGTCGTCTATTTCATAAGTGTCCTTGTCACCAGAGGTCGCCGTGTAAACAACCTTGTCATCATCGTTGGTGAGGGGCACAGCATTCACTAAGTCAAAGTGATTGGTGGGCGAGAAGTCTGGGTTGTCGTAACCGTTCCACTCTTGGTAAGTACCATCTGCATCCGGCAGTAAGGACTCAATCTTAATGGGGCCAAGGAAGTCGTTGTTATTGCTTCCACTGCCGTCACAGATATACCAGTCATCAAAGTAGGTGTTAACATCGTCGTTACCACCGTCGATCCCCTTGAGTCTGATAGTATCAAACTCATCAGTCGCACCGCCGTTGTTTGTATCCAAGCCAGTCTCGTTGAGTACTTCCTCACCGTTGACTTGAACCTCAATGACACCGACTGTGTTACTACAGGTGATCTTGACTTCTAAGTAATTCCAGATACCCGGTCTGAGTACGTTTCTAACGTGGGCGACGTAGCTCGTACCTCTCTCAAACAGCAGGTGCCTAGCGTCAACCATTCTCACACTCATGTGTGTCTTACCGTCAGATAGGTTCTTCCACTCTTGGATAGTGTGGACTATCTCGCTACCGAAGTCGGCACCGAGGTAAAGACCGGGGTTGATGGCAATACCACATATGTAAGTAGCGTGCCCATTCATTGCGTGTGGCTCAATGTAGTTATTATCAGCAGCGGAGTCATCTCCGAACATCATACACATGCCAGTGTTACCAAAGGCGTAGTCAGAGAATAACTCAGGACCAGACCCACCACCAAACTGCCACGCATTAGAACGGCGTAAGGTGTAATTTTCAAAGTTCACATGACTGCTACCTTCGGTCGCTGTATCAATTGCGTCCCAAGATTCTAGAAAAATTAAAGCCATTAGCCCACCTCATAACCGCACTGTATTGCGTTGATAGTTGTTGTTGTCCAAGCCGCACTTGCGTTTGGGTCTTGATCAAACACACTGTAGTGAGTGGCGTACAGAGTATCATCGATAATCTTGTACGTGTCGCCAGCCTCTTCTGTTGTGTTACTCTTGATCGTAGGCACCATGCTCATTAGGGTGGCGTTTGTCGAACCTGCGTTGACATCTACCTGAACCCCAAACACTGTGCCATCGATGATGGAGAGGTTGTCCATCTGGAACAAGTCCAAGTCCGTAGTTGTGCTAGATGCGTTATAAGATGAGTCATCATCTACAACTACCTCATCTACTCTAGATACGTTTGTACTTGAGTTAGGTGTGAAGTCGGTGCTGTCACCGTTTGCACTAGGTAGTAAGGTCTCGACCTTGATAGGTCCGAGGAAGTCATTGTTGTCTGTGCCGGTCGTGTCTAGGACATACCAGTCATCATACACACGGTTGTGGTCTCTGTCAGATGTGCTACCACCGGCACCACGTACTACGATGGCTCCGATCTCAGCACCACCCGGAGGAGAGCCAGCGATGGTGTCAATATTAGTTTTGTCGAGAACCGTTACACCGTTGATACGAATCTCAACTGCACCCACACTGGAGTCCAGAGTAAACTTACACTCAATGTATGACCATCTGTTTATCGTGACAGCATTTAGTTTGGTGCCAATCTCGTTACCACCTGCCTCCACTGTCATGTGAACGCCCTCTCTCAAGACGACCTCTAGGTGATCGTCGATCTCATTGCAAGGGTCAACCACTTTGAATAAAAAACCTGTGTCAGCTTCATCTAGGAATCCAGGCCTTACGGCGATTCCCCAGATAACTGTAGTAGGATTCCCTTTTGGGCAGAAGCCAATGTACTGCCGGTCGGCGTTACTGTCATCACCAAGTGCGATGCTCTTGCCACTGCCCCAACCGTCAAACACCATAGGTTCACTACTCTGCGAAGGACCATGCCCACCTGTGTACAGGGGAGTCCGCTGCATGAACACATCCATGTCGTTCCTAGAAGAAGAACCAGTAGAACTACTGGTGCCTTCGAAACCTTCTAACCATAATAAAGCCATTAGCCCACCTCATAACCGCACTGCATGTCATCCACCTCAGTAGACGTCCATGCAGACCCAGTGTCTGGATTTGTAGTAAACATGTATCTGCAATCCAGATACGCAGAGTCATCGATAGTTGGGACAGCATCGCCATCACCAGTCGTGCCGTTCTCTTTGACCTTTGGTATAAGAGATACTAAGCCGGGAGCAGTTGATATGAATGCACTCCTAACTTCTACAGCCAGGATATCCGTGGACACAATGGTTAAGTCTTCCATCTCGAACAAATCCACATGACCAGTCGTGCTGGAGGTGTTGTAGTCCGATCCTTGGTAGGCTATTTCATCATCCACATTCGTGTAGTTGTCGCCAGAACTTGGGGTCCACTGTATCGTGTCACCGTCTGCTGTGGGCAGTATTGATTCTATAAAGATGTTAGGTCCGATAGGATCGTTGGCTGGAGCTGGGCCACTACCGTCTAGGATGTAGACATCATCTATGAGACCCATGTACTCATCATCGTTGGTGCTTGGAGACTCTACCCCGTGCCAGCGAATAATGTCACAGGTGTCGTTGCCACCGTTGTTTGTGTCGATCCCGGTCTTGTTGATAACCAAGTCGCCGTTGACTCGCATCTGTATCTCGCCTGCGGAGTCATCGAATATAATCCTGATCTCGATATGGCACCAGCGTAGTTGATTGAAGATACCAACAGCCTCTGCAATACGGCCACTAGTTCCTCTGCGGAAGATAACACCACAGTCAACCAACTCTATCTGAACCTGTTCCTTGGCGGAAGATGTGTTTGGGTTATTATAGTTCCAGAACTCAATCCAATCGTTCTGGTTTGCACCACGGTAGATAGGGGGACGGTAAGAGAACCCAACGATAACTTCGTTAGTACTGCCACAAGGTATCTCGATCCAGTTAAGGTCTCCGTTTGTACCAGAGCCAAGAGACAGAGCCTTTGCAGCCAAGCGACCTGCATGTAACTGTGGTTCCCCACCGGTTCTCCAGTCACTTCTGTTGAAGTTGGTAGTCAGGTATTCGCTAAGAACACTCTCGCTGGACGAACCGGAAGCGGTTGTTATGTTGTCCCAGCTTTCTATCCAAGTAAGTGCCATTATTCTATCTCCATTCCAAATTCTGCACTGTTAAAAGCATTCTGCGTCCACAAAGCACTTGTGGCTGGGTCCGTCTCGAATAGCCCCATCTTTGTTAGGTATCCGTTATGGTCAAAGATGGTACGCTGAGTGTCTTCGCCGGTAGAGGAGTCAGAGTCAACTACATGCTTAAACTTTGTAGCTTCGTAACCCTTCTCCATCTTGACACGGCTAGTGATCTTAACACCGTAGATAGTATTTGAGGTGCCAGATATTTGGTAGGGCACCAAGGTCTGACGGTTGGTAGAAGTGTTTGGCGTGTCCATGCAGGTGGCATCGCTCTCTTCTATTTGTATGTTGTTCACAGACTCGGGGATGCTTCCTCCACCAGTGTAGGAGAAGTCGTTATCGGACCCTACTGCCTTGATCTGTCTGTGGTGAATGCTAACCGGACCTAAGAAGTCATTGTTGACAGACCCGGTTCCATCTAGGATGTACCAGTCGTCGTACAGCGTGACGTCTTCGTAGTCTGTGTTAGAGCCGCTGACCGAACGCAAGTGAAAGCACTGAGCATCCGTGTTTGAGTTCTGCTGGGTTCTAACCCCAGTTCCGCTCATCACATCGACCCCATCCACTCGAACCTCGTAGGAGCCACTTGTCGTGTTACTGAGAACTGTCTGCCACTCGATGTAGTGCCAAGAGTTATCTTCAAAGACATCATTGGCGGTTGTGTCAACTGTTGTACCAGAACCGTACTGCAACTGTAGTGCATTGTTCGAGGTCAATCTGATTCTTGCTTCTGCACTAAACGGAGACGCTGTTCCAGCGATTCTCAGAATCTCTTCGTTGTTCTTACTGACGTTGGAGAACTTGATACGAACACCGATGGTGATCTCGGTTCCCTGTGGGATGGCAGTCTCCAAAGCCTTAACGATAAACAAGTCATCTGAGCTGGAGTTGTTGCCTACGCACAAAGCCCGACCACGACCGTCCCAAGAGCGAGCCATGCCAATACGTGCAGACCCGGCCTGCATCAGACCAGAGTAGTGAGACTGTAGGTATCTCTCGATCGTGTTGAAGTACTCATCATCAGTGTCATTGTTTGCCATGACAGTGGGTGCCCAATCTGGGTAGAGTCCTTCGAACCCTTCTACGTGTAGTAAAGCCATTGCGACCTCCGTTAGTCTTCGATCTCGAACCAAGCGAGAAGTTTACAAGGTGCATCCTGCCCAGAAGTACCGTGGGCCGCACCGAAGAATACCTTGTCTGGTGTCATGTTTGCGTCAATGGTGACAGTGCCTAGAGACCGCCACGTGTTTCCAGCGGTTACAGATACAAACCCTTCTAGGGTAGTTCCGTCATTAGTTATTTTCATCCAGCAGTCTGACCTTCCGTGAAAGTCGATGCTGCCAGCCTCAGTGCCGACAAGGAAACCATCGTAAGTATCCCAGTGATTGAATGCAACAGAGTCTTCTTTGGTTATAGTGAGAACGCTGATCTCCTCGGTGCTGGCGTCTAAGAAGCCAATACCTACGGCTTTGCCATCAATCGCATCCGAGGTCCAGAACCCGCCCAATCCAATGTCCACGTGAGCTACAATTGTGTAGGGTGTGGCTGGCTGGGTCCGTGTCATAAGACGGAAGTCGTTACTAGTGGCTCCCTGAGCAGTTAAGTAGATGGCACCCCAATCATCGGTGCCCTTGCTGGAAGTCCCAAAGTTAAGGTTGGTGAAGTCAGTGTCGTCCAGTTTGATTCCGGCATTATCTGAGAGTTGGTTTCCCCAGCCAAAGTTACCTTGGTCGTAGAAGTCGGAACCGAACAGGTTCATTTGATCCCTTGTGACGATAGCAAAGACGTAGGCGTCATTGTCGTGAGCCACGGCCAGGATCTCATCAGAGCCACGTACTACGGTAAAGACGTTACCAGAGACGCTCGTGACCTTCATAGGTTCGTTGTCTACACAGATAAAGAAGTCACCCTCCGTTGGGAAGGTAGAAGCATCATCCACAGTTACAGAGGTGGTGGTGCCATTGATCGACCCGTTTAACCTAGAGTACGCTCTGTTTGTGAATTGTGTGCGTCTCATTATTCTTCCACCCATGAGTTAATGTGTACGTCGCAACCACCGTTGGCAAGCAGTTGGCTACCGTAAGAGTCTGCAAAGAATCCACATTGATTAAATGAAGAGGTCGGCCAAACGGTTCTTCCCTCAGAGAACATCTCTGTAAAGTTGATCCCGTCGTGGGATGCCCTCAAGTAGACGTTTGTGCTGTCGTCTTCTAGCTGAAACCAAATCTCATCTGTGGAATCGCTGAAGGTAGTGCCGGGCGTGGTACTGTATGTGTTAGCGTCGGTCATCTTCCAGCAGAAGCAGCCAGCCCCGATGCGTACACCAGCGGCCATCATCTTGTCTGTACTAGACTCGCGGAACATAATTCCCATTGTGGTGCCTACTCCGGTATCTGTAGCGGCGTAGCCCAGACCCATTTTAAGTTTAGCAGTGACGGTGTAGGGAGCCGTCATAGATTTAGCCATACCAACCAGTTGGGCAACTGTTGTATCTTGGCCGATGTTCATTGTTATGCCACCCCAAGTCTCGTCTGTGACGGATGCGGTCTGGGTTGCAGTTTGTTGGAACCAACCGAAGCTAGATGAAGTGAGCGTAGCTCCCGTGTCATCTAAGAGTCGCATGGCGTTCTGGTCAGAGTAGCCGGGAACCATATCGTTGGCCCATTGGTCTAAAGCACCAGATGTCAGAATGCAACGGCAAGCAGCCCCATCCGCTTGGATGGCTGCTGTTGTATCTTCGCTGCCACGTACTACAGTTAGGTCGTTACCCGACCGTGCCGTGACCAGCATGATTTCTTCGTTGACTATGACACGGTAGTCTCCCTCAGAGGGGAACAGAGTACCGTCAGCAACGGTTACCGTGGTTACAGAAGCGTTGATACCACCATCAAGTGTGGTGAGCGAGTTGTTGTGAAGTCGTTCTCTACGAGGCATCATTGTTCTCCAAAAAATAGGGTGTGACGGAATCCTTTCCGACCACAACCCCAATCCACGGCAAGGGATATCAATTGTCTTATGCAGACACAGTGTAGGTAACCTTCAGTTGGTCACCATTGACGACTGCTGTGTCGCCTTGGTCAAACAGAGCGGTTGCCCAGAGGACACCCGTAGAGGCGTGATTGCCTTTGGTGTCTGCACCGGTTCCACCACAGATGAACAAACCTTTGACAGTACCAGTTCCGGTCATGTCGAATACGGTTTGCGAGCTGTTCGATACGCTTTCGCCAGATGCTGCTGCTGCTACCCACTCAGGGCGTGTCAAAGCACTGTCGCCGTTACCAGCGTCGGTGTAAGTCTGGTACTCTGCCCAGCCGTTACCAGCTTGATCGATGTCATCGTAGGTGTCGTCGTCAGCAATGGCGGTGTAGCCAGAGTTGTCGATCAAACCCATGTACCAGCTAGTTAGCTGGGTAGCGGAAACGAACATGATATCGAAAAGGCGATCTTTGCCTTCGTCAACGATACCATTAGGGAATTGGTAAGAGTTCAAAACTTC